CTTCACCTTTTTTCACATATTTATTTAATGTGGTATCCGATTTTGCTATAAATTCAAACATATTATCGTGCCAAATATTCAAGCGTTACACAAGCACTTCCGGAATTTGAAGTATTTCCAACAACATTTGCTTTTACCAATTTTAAAGCCTCTTGCCCAACAATATATGATACCATAATATCACCTTTGGCATAGCTTTTTACCGGCACTGCAACTGAAGCCAAATATTCAAATTCATCAGATGTGTTATCAGCAGTTTTGAGTTCCAATGAGGTTTGACCGACAACAGTAACATCAGTTAATGCTACCAAATTTACTGCCAATGCACCTAAAGTTCCACCGCATTTAACCGTATTTTCTCCCGTAGTTGTTTTAGTTAAATCAGCTTCATCAATCAAATCTTCGCCATAGGCTCTTACTTTCTCTTTATACATATATGCCTCCATATTAAGGGGAATAAACATTCCCAACAAGTTAATAAAATTTGTTAATACGCAGCTTTCTTTTTGCCGATGTAGCGGTATCTACATCGGCAAAAGAGGGCTCGTTAAAATTAAAGTTATTATTCTTTTAAAGTTGCGATAGTTTCTGTTCCGTTTAAGAAATTATAAGAACTAATCATTTCAATTTCATTCCAATAGTTAATTTGTGTATTTATACCGTTATCCGTATTAGATACACGCAAAATATCGGTTTTATATTCTTCACCAAGCCATGATAAAAGTGTCGGATGTAAGAAAATCTTTGTATTTGCTTTATTTGCTCTGGCATCAATTAACGCACTGTTAATTTGGCGTTTAGTCGGCAATTTACCATCCGAGATATTTACGATTGCAGAAACTGCTTTAGAATTAAGCATCTGAATTCCAAAATATCCTTTAAGTCTAACACCATAGCCTAATACACCTTTTTCATCTTTATAAAGCTGGCCGCCATTGATAGGCGTTGCATTAAGCATAGCACCTGTTGCAAATCCCTCCGGCGAATATAATCCGCAAACTTCTCCCGGAATAAACCTAACAATCAGCATTGAATAAATGCCTTTTTGAACGTCATCAGCAGTTGCACCTGCAGTTTTTGCCGTGCCGTTATCAATAGCATACTGTCTGAAATTATCATAAATAATGCGTTTTTCAGTAGCACAACCTGCATCTTTTAGAAGTTTAGGCATTTTACTTGCAAAATATTTTGCATGTCCGCCAAATTGCTGTGCAGTATCTTCCGGAACAAACATTTCACCGCCCATAATTGACAAATCAACTTTTTCTAATTTAGAATCTACTTGCATTTTAGGTAAAGCAGCGTTCATTTTAACAAAATCGGCTCCGTCAATATTTGTTGTTTTTTGAGCGACATTCCATAATCCATGGCTTGCTTTTTCCCATTTAATACATTTCAAAATAGGTGCTTCTTCCGTAATTTCATCAACCTCATGCGGTTGCTTAATTGCATATTTTAATGCAAGTTCATGTAATGTGCCTCTTTCAATTTCTGTCATTTTTTATCTCCTTAAAAATGGGCAATCCCAAAAGTTAAAACTATTTATTTTGTTGATTAAAAAGCTCATTAAAATATTCTTCTGTTGACATTGCTAAAGGTTTAGATGGCTTTGAACCTAAACCTTTGGCTGTATCTTCAGACACAATTTCTCCTAATTTATAGCCAAGGAGCATAAATTCTTTTGAGCCTAATGCAATTTCAATGTTCTCAAGCAGACCGGTATCTAATCCGGTTATTTTAAAACCTCTTTTCATACATTCCAGATTTTTATCATAATCTGATCCCCAAAGCTCTCTAATTTCACTTTGTTCTTTTAAGCTTTTTTCATTAAATTGTTCAGTTACCTTATTTTGATTATCTTTATACCAATTATAAATACCGGTAGCCTGTTTATCATTTAAGCCATAATTTAAACATGTGTTCTTAAAGTCTTCTTCATAGGGTATGTCTGCTTGCAGCATTTTAAGCGTATATCCTTTTATATCATCCGGTTTTCCTAACCGTTGATATAGTTTATCCCAGGCATCTTTATCATCGTCTTTAGGTATTGAAAATTTTGTGCTTGAAGATTTTTCCAATTCTCGGTATGACTTGAGCAAATCAGCAGGAGTTTTGAAACCCTTATTGCCAATAGTTGCCTTATCATCTTCAGACAATTCTCCCCACAAAGATTGTGATGACACTTCATCTTGAGATATTTCGGGCATAGTAGAGTTATCGGGATTGCCCATTCCCGGCTCTTGTGTTACATTATCCATTATTCAATATCCTTATAAATTAAGATTATCAATTAGATCATCATCAGTATCTATCTCGCTGATGAGATTAAAAATTTCAATTTCATTTAGTGATAAATGTTTTATTATCAAATCAAACACTCTTCTTTTACCTATCATAAAAGCAGCCTGATTAGCATCAAATACACCTTTGGCATCATAATATATCGGTTCATTATTTGAACTCATATATCCTTTGGCATTTGCAATATCACGCAAATATGCCAATATCATTTTTGCTTCCGGTTTCAAATTATTGTTTTCATCATAAAAAAGCTTTTTAAAAGCCTTAACAAGTTTATATTCATATATCAAACTTTTAACATTAAACATTAGCAAACCTTTCACTTAATAGCATTATTACCGATATTTAAGTTTTTCATTGTTTGAGACAGAGCCGGTGCTGCATTTAACAGAGCTTGTGCTTGCTCGGCTTGTGCTTTTTGTTCACCTAATGAAGCAACAATTTCCGGTGACCTAATAATTTTTGTAGGAGCACCCTCATATTCGGCAATTTCTCTTATAGCCTGCCCAAAATCTATAACATCAAGCACACTTGGATCTACTTGAGCTAACGACATAGAAGATTCTATGGTTTTATAAAGCCCCATAATTTTACCGGCATTTTGCATATGAACCGCAGGACTTTCAAACTCCAAACCTATAGAACCATCATAAAAAAGTTCTTGAGGAACATCATCAAGCATTCCATAAGATGCAATAATATCCAATTCTCGCATTACATTACCATATAACCATTCAGATGTAATACGTTCAGCCATAGGAGCCAATAAAACTCCTCGCTCGGCTTTTCTTTCCAAGACTTCAGTTGCTGATAAATTTGATAAATTTTGCAAAGAAATGAACAATGGTTTTAAAAATGCAGTTTCAATAATTTCCCTGTATTTATTTTGCATCTCTAATGTAATTGCCAAATTAGCACCATATTGCATAGGCATAATTTTAGGTTTACCATCGTTTGTCAGAGCATCTTTTATTACACTTCCTGGAGAACCTGCTTTTGCTGCCCCATTTATCATATTTGTTAAAAGAGCCGGATTAGCTTGTAGTTGACCTGTTCTTAAAAAAGTTTTCCCCATTTCTGAAGCCGTTAAAATATCAAAAAATGCTTGACAAGTCGGCGAATTTGCATAAGCAGAGTTATCTCGGCATAAATATCTGGGCACCATATAAGGCATAACCCGATAACCGCTTTCATACAATAATTCTCCCTCATCAAGCCAAACATTATATGAAGCAATCGGCATATTAAGAGCATCTTTATATTTTAGATTTCTATCTTGTCTTGGTTCCACCGCATGTAAAAAACTTAATATTTTATCCGGTTCTTTATCCGCAACAGCTTTTAACCGTGTTGTTGCCTTATCCTTAAATTGTTCAATCGCAGATTTTGCACTTAATTCATATACTCTGTAAACGGTATCAACTTTATTATATCTGTTTACGTCAATATATGTTTGATTGATAGGGATTGCTCTATACAAAATACCAAACCCAACATCATCTTCAACAAGCCATGCTCTGTGTCCTACAATTCCTAAACTATTAAATAACAAATCGGCTTCAGACGAAAAACCCGAACCTGCAGCATACCTGAACTTAAAACATAAATCATTAGCATATTCTATATATTTTCTTATCCTATCATCATTTTGCAATTTAGGATTAGTTGCCTTTAACCTATGATATCTTGCATTTGTAGGGCATATTATACTTTTCAAACTGGCTGTAAATGTTTGTAATGCATTAACTGCAGTTGTATCAAACAGATTTTGTTTTAATTTACCTTGAGCATTGAATGTATAAATACGACTATCATTAGCACATAATTCGGCACATTTATCCCATAATGCCTCCCAAGGCATACGCATAGCTTTAAGATGTGCTAACCTTGTATTTAGATAATCTAATTTTTTTTCACTCATATTAGCTTCCTAAAGTTTTTTTAACCGTATTAGCCGATGAAATATCATCATTACCTGCCA